GCGTAGCTGTGCCATTTCTGGTTATTGAAAAAGCATTAGTGCTACCATCAATAAACGTATTATTTTGACCTCCATTGGTTCCATCCCCGTGAAGCAGCATGGCGACACTAGACCAGCTTGGATCACTAACAGGCCAAGCTGAATTAATAAGCTGCATTACTTCGGATTGTTTCCAAAGCCCAGCCGCTGCCGTACTGGACGATGTAGCAGCAGTGGAGGATAGGAGCGAACCCTTGTAGCGAGTAGACATTAGCTGATCGCCTCGTAAGACGTAGTAAATGTAATGGCGCTGGCAGTGCCAGACGTAACCGAAATAGACGTACCTTCTTGCAGGTAAAACGCCGTGCTTTTATCCACCACCACAACTGACGCATTGGCTGGCACAGGCACTTGAAAGATGATCGGGTACGCTGTACCGCCAGAAGGTGCGGAGCCTTGTGCTACAGCACCATTGGTGTAAATGGATACCGTGGCAGTAGCGGTAGTTCCGGTTACGTTCGCCGCAACCACATTGTCGATCTTATAAACGGTATTTGAAGAAGCAGCGTTGGCTACCAAGACCACCGCAGTGGTAACACTGGGTGTGTAATAGGTTGTGGTGCCGTAAATCGTGCTTACGTTGACTATGTTTGGATTTGCCATGTTTGTTCCTTAGTACCCGAAGATCATCGCCATTGCGATACTTTTACCTGTAGTAATACCAGTCACCGAAGTTGTGATAACTAACGCCTCTACGATATCTCCTGACGCGCAAGCAACACTAAGGGTAAAACCCGTGCCGCTGGTAGCAGTGTAATCCGAAGTAGCCAGCAAAACACCGTTTACATAGACTTGAAGATAGCCCACCGCGTAGGTTACCGTAAATGCTGTTTGTCCCGCCGTAGCTGTAAATGATGTCCGGGTATATGCGCTGCCACTTGGAGCAGAAGAAGTCCAAGTTGATCCGTTGGACGTTAAAACATTACCGGCTGTACCGGGAGCGCTAAGTCCTGTACCGCCGCTGGTGGCTGGGAGGATAGAGCTATTAGTTGCCGTAAGCACCGTACCATTAGCATAGACAGAGCGCCCTGCTGGATAGGTGACAAATACGTCTTTGGTTCCGGCTGAAAATGTAACAAGCGATCCGCTGTTGCTGGAAGCCAACACAGTGTCACGGGACAGGGTTGTTCCGGAAGATGTGTATGTGCCAATACCAACCTCCCACTCAGAGCCAGTTTGGCCTGCAATTGTGTAGTAGGTTGTGTTGGCGTTGCCTACCGCCGCAAAGGATTGATAGCCCGTGGAAGCGCCAAGAAGCGTGACCGTGCCCGTACCTGTTGTGGTGGTCGTTTCCTTAACGCGATCTGCTAGTACAAGCGCCATTTTTTATCCTATACCATTGTTTCTACCAATACCCAGTCCGTACTTTCTGAGTCATCAATTAAGGCCCAACCTGCCCCCTGTGAATTTGAAATATTTTGCCAATCCGCAGTTTGGCTATCATCTATTAAATTCCAATTTATTGCGTAAATAATACCAACAGCACCGGTTGCTTGTACCCCCGTTAAAGATGTAACGAAGTTTTTACCAATATCCCCAATAGTACCTGAAGCCTGTACTCCAGTCAAAGCAAAAGAAATACTCTGAGCTACATCACCTACCGAGCCCGTAGCCTCAATGCCAGTCAAGGCTACTGTGGTATTTACCCCAACGTTACCTGCATTACCAACTGCTTGATTACCTGTAGTGGGTACTACTAGATCATAAGCAACTGTGCCTACTGACCCTTGGGTTTGCACCCCGGTAATAGCAACTGATATTCCGCCATTAGCTACTGCTCCAACAGACCCAATAGCTGATACGCTGGATAGTAACGCTGATCCAGACGAAGAAGTTGGAATAACTGTACCAACCGTACCTGACGCTTGAACTCCAGATAACGCAACTGAAAATACTTTAGCAACAGTGCCAACTAAACCTGATGCTTGAACACCGGTCAATCCAACTGAAATACTTGGCGTTACTGTTCCTACTAAACCAGATGCCTGAACACCAGTTAAAGCAATTGTTGAGGAAGAAGATACAGGAGTAACTGTTCCTACAGCGCCTAATGCTTGAACACCGGTCAGCGCAACCGTAATATTAGGTGTGGTTGTTCCTACCGAACCTGCGGCAGATACCCCCGTCAAGGCGACAGTTACCGACGCCCCTTCACTAAGACTAGAGAAAGGAGCGGCTGAAAACGCTGATATACCAAACATGGCTTACGGCATACGCCGCCTCTGTTTAGGTTGTCGCTAGACGAATCAGCGCAGTCGTGGTCGTATTAGAAGGCATCGTTAGCGTAAAGGTTCCAGCCGTAATGCTTTGTGAACCAAATGTGTGAACGCTAATTGCCTTGTTACTCTGGGTAGAGTTGTAGATAAGCACCGCATCAAATGCAGTGGTCAAAGTAACCGATGTGTAGACAATACTAGCCGAAGGTGTCCAATACCCTACACCCGCCGTAGTAGACGAGTTGGTAGAAGTGGGCGCAGTAGCATTGGTTACAGTCACACCGCCAGCGGTATAGCCAGCACCGGACACTTCACCGGTAGCCGAATATGCTGTGGTACTAGCGTTCAGGGTAGCCGAAGCCAAATACAACGCCGCTTTCACGGTATCGGTGGTAGGCGAAGTCAAACTACCACGCGAAGTAATGGTAGAAGCGCCAAGCTGGTGCTGACCCAACATCAGTTCGCCAAGGAACGAAGTAGCCATTGATTGGGTATTTGCCATGATTTTTCCTTAAAAGAAAGCAGTTTCGCCACCGGCAAAGGTGGGCATCTTCTTCAGCGTTACGTGTGCTGATCGGTGAACCAATTCGCCGTCGAGCCAATACTCCACCCACGTTGTGAACTCATTATCATCATCAACCGTGCCTTCCCGCTTCTCTAGCTGGGAATCGTCCATATCGCCTTTGATGGTTGTTACGATCAATTTGAACTCCTGATAAGTGCAGTGGTTGATGTATTGGATGGCATTGTAATCAAGAACGTAGTAGTCGAAGTTTTGTCTGACCCGAAATCAATGACCGCTACTGACTTGTTACCCTTGGAGGCGTTGTACATCAAAGCGCACCGGGCGGTTAGGGCTGAAGTCCAAGACACGTTGTTCCAGTTTACGTAGGCTACGTAGCCTGAAGAACTAATCTGAACCCCAGTCATAGTCTGACCGCCTGCTGTATACCCCGTAGCAACCACCTCATTAGTGGCGCTGTAAACCGTAGTATCTGCGTTCAGGTCCGCGTTAGCCGTGTACAAGGCGATCTTGATCGTATCCGTAGACAAGTCATGGATAGCCTGATACAGCTCCTTTTTGAAGCTGGTGGTCTGGGTTTGAACTATGCTCATGTGACCGCCTGCCTGTATTGACCACTACGGTATGCATCTTGACGCTCCATACCATCACCCAGACGTTTAGCCAAACCAAGCGCTTCCTTGTACTTGCCGTCATACAGCGTAATCAAATCCTGTTCGCCTTTCATGAAGGTATACGCCTCCACTAGCGCACCATACAGCAGCACGGTATCAAAGTTATCACCCAGCCAAGTCTGACCACTAGACGCCGTGGTAATCGACTCGGGGTAGTAATAATAATGAAGTTCTGCTGAGTAGGCAGCATCAGGTGTAGGGCCAAGGATAAAACTTAACTCATTAGAGATCGTAGTACCCGATACATTTGGGCCAAATAGCGCATAGTACTTGGGGGTGCCAGTATCAGTTGAACTTGGGTACGCTTCACGAATATAGTTAACGTCTTTGTTCAAAAGGTATATGTAGTCTCCACCACCATACGGGTACACAGCCAACGAATATGGAGCTAAAAAGTCATCTGGGCAAGACAAATATTTGTTGCTAGGAGTAACTGTACCTGTTACGTTCTTACGTAACGAAGGGAACTGCACTGAGTTATAGATGCGCTGCTCGGCCTGCTCGATGAACCGATTGATCTGAGCCGTCGAAGATACAGTAGACGAATCCGCAAGGGTAATCGTCGGAAAATTATTTTCCGT